TCAGAAGTAAAGGCTTCCTCAACTTCCGGCGATGCTGGTCGTTCGGAAGCCCTTTCTCTTTTGGTTATTGACGAGGCTGCCCACATTGACGGCCTTGAAGAACTATGGACTGGCCTGTACCCTACCCTGTCAACAGGCGGTAGTTGTATTGCTCTTTCAACTCCAAATGGTGTCGGTAACTGGTTCCACAAAACTTATATTGAAGCGGAACAAGGCTCAAACGATTTCCATCCTGTTCTGCTACCTTGGGATGTTCATCCTGAGAGAAATCCTGCTTGGTTCAACAAAGAAACCAGAAACATGTCCAAGCGTCAAATCGCACAGGAGTTGGAATGTAACTTCAACTCTTCCGGTGAGACAGTAATACATTCAACAGACATGGAAAGATTAAACAATAGCATACAGGCTCCGCAGTATAAGACTGGCTTTGACCGCAGTTTCTGGCTTTGGGAGCAATACCAGCCTGAGTGCAACTATCTTCTTGTGGCCGACGTTGCCCGTGGTGACGGTTCTGACTATTCTGTTTTTCATCTTATTAAGCTACAAACTATGGAAGTGGTCGGAGAATATCAAGGAAAACCTTCCCTTAGTGAGTTTGCTACTCTGCTGAATAATACAGGACGAGAGTTCGGCAACTGCCTTTTGGTAGTAGAAAATAACAGTTTAGGCATTTCTGTACTTGAAAAGTTGCAAGAAATGGAGTATAATAACTTATACTATTCCGAGAAAGGTTCACATAACTACGCTGCCCCTACCGAGGCATACAGAGACAATGTTATTCCCGGCTTTACAACCTCTAGCAAGACTAGACCACTTATTATAGCTAAATTGGAAGAGTTTATACGAAATAAACTAATTATTTTGTATTCACAGAGGGTTATCAACGAGTTTAAGACTTTTGTATGGCAAAATAACAGAGCACAGGCAATGCGTTCTTACCACGATGACTTAGTGATGGCCCTCGCCATTGCTTGTTGGGTTAAAGATACTGCCTTGACAATTAACCAGCGCGAGTTACAATATAAGAAAGCAATGGTTAGCTCAATGTTTAGCACACAAGGGAAGATGCAAACAACTATTCCGGGTATGCAAGGTCATAAAATAGATAGCTTCTCGCAAGAAACAATGGATAGAAAAAAGCAATACGAACAGTTTGTTTGGTTACTTAAAGGATAAATAAATGGCAGACAACCGAAGAAATCCCAGAAACAGTGGTTCACAGTTGTTCAGACAACTTACAAGACTTTTTTCTGGTCCGATTGTAAACTACAGAACTCAAGGCACTCGTCGTCTCCGCAGGACCCTACTAGACAAGTATGCGACTCAGTTCCGGTCTGCCTCCGGTCAGCAGTTCAAGCGTTCGGGTCATTACGCTTTTACAAATCTACAGAACAGTATTATGACCAACCACAACCGCACCGAGCGGTATGTGGATTTTGATCAAATGGAATACACCCCAGAGATCGCTTCGGCCCTCGATATTTACGCAGACGAAATGACTACACACTCTGCGCTACAGCCTATGCTTCACATTAAATGCCCCAATGACGAAATCAAGGGCGTTTTAAATGTTCTTTATCATGACATCATAAACATTAACTTCAACTTGTTTGGTTGGTGCCGCACCATGTGTAAGTATGGAGACTTTTTTCTATACCTAGACATCGAAGACAACAAGGGCATTACAAATGTTATTGGCCTTCCTAGTAATGAGATTGAAAGACTAGAAGGCGAAGACGTAACTAATCCAAACTATGTCCAGTTCCAGTGGAACTCCGCAGGAATGACCTTAGAGAACTGGCAGATGGCTCACTTCCGTATTCTTGGAAACGACAAGTATGCTCCCTACGGAACCTCAGTCCTAGAAGCCTCACGTCGTATCTGGCGTCAGTTGACCCTTCTAGAAGACGCTATGATGGCTTATCGTATCGTCCGTGCTCCTGAGCGCCGGATCTTCTATGTTGACGTAGGCGAGATTCCTCCTAATGAGGTTGAGAACTATATGCAGAAGGTTATGACTCAAATGAAGCGTAACTCTATTGTAGATGATAAGACCGGTCGTGTTGACCTTCGTTATAACCCACTTTCAGTAGAAGAAGACTATTATATTCCTGTACGTGGGCAAAACAAATCAGAGATTCAGACTCTTCCCGGTGGACAGTATAATGGAGCTATCGAAGACGTCAAGTATCTTCGCGACAAGTTATTCTCCGCTCTCAAGATTCCAGCATCCTACCTAACACAGGGCGAAGCTGGCAGCGAAGATAAGACAACACTTGCACAGAAGGACATTCGGTTTGCCAGAACTATTCAGCGTCTTCAAAGAGCCGCGATTTCTGAGCTAGAGAAAGTTGGTATCGTCCATCTCTACACACTTGGTTTCCGTGGCGACGATCTAACTTGCTTTAGCTTGGCCCTAAACAACCCATCTAAGATTGCAGAACTTCAGGAACTAGAGCACTGGGACAAGAAATTCTCCGTAGCATCTTCCGCTACCGAAGGCTTCTTCTCGCGTCGTTGGATGGCACAGTATCTATTCAACATGTCAGAGCAAGAGTTCCTTCGTAACCAACGAGAGATCTTCTACGACCGCAAGTATGACGCACAACTCAATGCGGTTGCTGAACAAATGCAAGAGCAAGCAGCCGGTATTGGAGGAGACGAAGGTGGTGGCCTCGACCTTGGTACACCTGATGTTGGGGCAGACCTTGACCTCGGTGGTGACGAGGGCGGTCTTGACCTTGGCGGCGAAGCAGAAACACCAGCCGAAGAACCGGCTGAAGATGTCGTCCTTGCTGCCCCCGGCGAAGGCGAAGGCGCACTTCAAGAGGAAGACGAAGTTAGGAGAGTTACTGCTCGCGGCGTCGAGGTTCGTGGTCGCGGACCATCAGGAAAGACTTACTACCATAAGCCAACCAAGCGCAAGAAGGGCGATGTAGCAAGAAAGAAGAACTATGCTTCTATTACTAGACCAGAACAGTTTATGCAAACAACCAAACGCTCTATGGCGGGGCGCACCGAACTAGAAGGTTTGGCCGCTGGTAATGTTTACGAGATTAAAGGAACTAGTTATAACAAGGATACTCACGAAGTATTCAATGCTCAGAAAGAAATAGAACAACTATTAGAATCACTAGAGACTTCTATGGAGACCATAAATGAAACTAAGACACAATAAGAAAAGAAATACCGCTTTTCTTTACGAGGTTCTTGTAAAGCAATACACGATTGCTTCTATCAACAAGAACAAAGAGTTGATGAGCGAGATAAAGAACACTATTGTAGCCTTCTTTGCTAAGGGCCGCCCACTATACGGCGAACTATCACTTTACAAGACCCTAGCAGAAACCAATGGTGTTGACTCCTATACAGCAAAGCGTCTCCTAGAAGAAGCACAGGCTGACCATAAGAAGTTGGACCACAGAACTATTTTCAACGAGCAGACAAAGGTTATCAACTGGATCAACAAGAATGTTGGCCGTGATGCCTTCTCAATGTTTGTTCCTAACTACAAGTCACTCGCAACCATTTCGCAGTTCTTTGGCGACACAAGCGGTCCTAAAGAGCGCGTCCTATTGGAGAAGCGGGTCTATGTTCAGTTGGTAGGCAAGCCACAGGTTATTGCCGAGACCAAGATGGAGCCAATGGACAACTTGGTTTATAAGACCGTCATCAAGAACTTCAACGAGAAGTATGACGACGCCCTAACCGAAAACCAAAAGCACCTTATTCAGCACTTCGTTCACTCTTTCCAAGACCAAGGCATCGGCTTTGTGTCTTATGTTGGCCAAGAGTTGGACCGCATCAAGGCCATTGTTGAAGGCTTTGACGGAGACGAGGGAATGAAGAGTAAGATGGGACAGGTTACAGAAATGATCAATACATTCCGTAACCGACCTATTGATAAGGAAATGCTAGAAAAGGTTCTAAAACTTCAAACTCTTGCTGAGGAGATCCAAGATGGCGATCACGATTAAGGTTGGCTCCGAGCCAGAAAAGAAAGTCGTAACTCCAAAAGAGATTATTGATTTACAAGTTCTTAAAAATCTTAACGATGATGTAATGATTTTTGACCACGAAGATGTTACAATAGTAATACAGCCAAAGATGAAGAAAGTTACAGCATACGCCAAGGACATTGATTCCGACTACTGTTACGGAACACAGAACCGCCTTTTCAAGTTTCTTGTAGACAAGGGCCTAGTAGACCCTGCTACTATTCAGGCCGGTTCTGTCTACGCTAGTATGGAAGGCGGATACTTCAAGAACCCAAAGGTCAACACTATTCCACTACTTCT